CCCAGACCTCCTATAGCCGTAACGATTGCAGTTGACAGCTTATCCATCTCGGTTTTAAGCTGCGTCACCAATTCCTGAATAGACGATTCCAATCCCCCGTTCATTTTGCCGAGTTCGTCGGATAATCGCTGAGCTGATGCTATGTAAGCGGCATCTAGTTTTGTCGAAATATCAGACGCAATCGTATCGATGTTGTCCTTTGAGATTGTAGCGATTTGTTCCGCTGAATACCCATATTCACTGAGGATATCTGCCATGGACGATGATACTTTTGATGTCTCTTTGAAAGATGCAACAAGATCATCCCAAGTCGCTGTCATGTTCTTTGTCTTCTGAAAATCAAGAAAGACATCCATGTTGCCCTTGGCCGCAACAATCTTCTCCGCTAACTCATCTGTTACTTCTCCTGTCTCAACGAATGTATCGATCGCGGACTTTTCCTGCGGGATTAATTCGTCGATTTTGGCCTTCAATGACGTGAAATCACCCAGAAGCGATTTCAATCCAGGAATTTGAGTGGCATTATTCAGCACGTCCATGTTCCCGCCAAGAGCCTTGAACGTTTCCGCTAATTGAGGGGTTATGACGTATGTCTCGTTGAATTCATCAACAAGATTGCTAAATTCGGTATATGCTCCCGACGCCGACGTTGAAATCGCCGATAGCTTGGTGGCGAAATCCGGCATAACAGCCAAGAGACGATCCGATGTCCCGATGGTAGCCGCAAACTGCTCGTTTAACTGGGTCCAGTCTCCCGTGACCAAGCCAACGTTGAACGCCTTCGAGAAATCGAACGTTCCGATGGTTGTCTGAACGTGAGTGAGTGATGCCAAGAATTGATCGGTTTTTCCCTGCGCCTGCGCTGTTTCGTAAGCCAGCTGCAGGAACAACGGACTCGAAAGAATTTCCTTCCGAGCGTTTTTAAACGCATCCTTCGCAAGTCCGATTTGATTGATGAACGATCCGATCGCGTCGGAACTGATGCTGATGTTTCCGAAATCGCGAGCAACCTCTTTGGATGCGGAATCTAGCGGGTCTTTGCTGAAAAGGGATTTAATCCCGTTGACAACCCAGCTTACTCCCGACCCAATTAAAGCCGAAACTCCACCGCTTAAAATATTAGCTGCGAGGTCCTTTAGACTCCCCTTGATGTCAGAGAAAAGACCCAAAATAGAACCTTTTACCGAAGAAGCAATACTGCCCCCTCCAGAAAAAGATTGTTTGAGGGATGAGGTTAGCCCGCCCTCCAGAGATTCCATAAACCCACGCACGGCTGACTTCCCGGTTTGCCCCATTACCCCCAAAAGAGTTTCGCCCAGACCGGCACCGCTGAAAAGGATTTCTTCAACCGCTTTACTCCAATCGCTTTTGATCGTGGACATCTGCCCGGACCAAATAGTGGTAGCCTCTGCACCGTCTTTTTGAACCGCATCCTTGATGTTCTTAGGGAATTTCACCTCAAGTTCGTTGATGTCCTTAACGGAGACCCCCGCCAGATTCATTGATCCCGTATATTTGTCAATCGTGGGTTTTGTTAAGACAAACGAATCCGCCGCCTGGTCAATTTTGGTTTTCAGCTCAAGATACGCGGCCGCTCCCTCACGAATAACCCGGTCATGCTCTGACATTTTGATGCTGGCGGCTACTAATTCGACATCCAAATCAGACAGAGATTTCCCGTTATCAATTTGAGCGCGAGATTGCTTCACAATGTTGTCGTGATTTTTTACGACGAAATCATCAAATGAAACGCCTGCCGTTTGAAGCTTTACGTATTCCGCTGTTATGGCAGACATCGGCTTGAGTGAGTCGTTGAATTTCGCAAAAAGCTCTTCCTGTGCTTTAATCTGCTTTTTTTGTTCTTCCGTGAGCCTGACAACTTCGTTTTTATGGTTTGATGTCGCGGAGGTAGTCTGAGGAACTACTTGATTCATCTCCTTGAATTTGTCAGTGACCGCCTTCGTCATTTTTTCAGCAACACTCATGGTGTCGTTGAAAAGAAGTTGTTCCGCTTTCCACTTTGCGAATCCAGCCGCTCCGCCGGTGATATAAGCAATCAAACCGCCATCCATAAAGTCTTTTGCGGTTGCAATCAATCCGGTCATGAAACCCACGACCGATGACAGTGCGGGCGCTAATTTATTTCCTATTTCCGAGGCGAGATTAGTGAAAGAGCTTTTCAGCTCATTCCATTTTCCCGTGAGCGTTTCCGCTTGAGCGCGTTGAGATTCAAGTGCGGCACCCAGACCGCTGGACGCATGGCTTAATTGGTCGAGAGCGTCCTGAAAATTCTTTGCTCCGCTCTGACTCGTTAAAGCCAATGCTGTATTTGTCGCTTCTACTCTTCCAGTCAGTGTGGCGATATCTGTGGTAGTGATATCGGTTCTGCCCTTCAATTGGGCAAGCATTGCCGTCAGCCCCTGTGTTTGCAGGGTCTGCGCATCCCACTTGACTCCTAATTCTGCTGCCTTTTTCGATGCCTCATCGGTCGGATCGATGATTGATGTCAGCAAAGAGCGTAATCCGGTAACCGCTTCAGATGCGCCAACACCGTTTAATGTCATGGCCGCGACGGAAGCGGACACCTCTTCAAAGGAAACTTTGTTTGCGGCGGCTATCGGAGTAACCGCACCAAGACTCGTTGAAAGCTCTTCGAAACTGATAACTCCCAGGTCAACAGTTTTTGCCATAACATCGAAAATATGTTGACTGTCCGCTGCCTTGATGCCATACGCAGCCATGACAGCCGCGCCAGATTTCAGCGCCGTTTCAACGCTTGTAAATCCTCCAGCGGCCGCAATCGCAGCATTCTTCACCAAAGCCAATGCCTCAGTGGGATCAGTAACTCCGGAAGAAACAGCCTGATATAAAGCCAATGCCATATCCCTGGAAGTTCCCAAAGCTGGGTTCAAACCAAGAATATCCCCCTTAAGTTTTTCCACTTCTTCGCGGGGAGTATTGCGGAGAATGACATCAACTCTTGTCCACGCTTCCTGGAAAGCGAATGCATCATCAGCCATACCCCTGATAGAACCAGCAACCTGAAGAGCACCGAACGTTACACCCATGCCGGCCGCTATCGTCGTGACATTGGATAGCGCCCCGCCAAGTATTCCGCTTGATTCAGCCGCTTTTTTATGCGAAGTGTCTGCCGTGTCTCCAACGTCCGAAAAAGACCTCTTCATCTTCTCAAGCGCAGCTACGCCTTCCGCCGTGTCCGCTCTGAGCGTGAATGTAATGGTAGATCCGGGCATTGGATTACCTCGCTTGAAAGACTTTCGCTAGTGAGTGCGCAATAATGTGCGCTTGCATCTCAGCAGTCTCTATTTCTCTGTGTCGCTTGACTTGGGATAGGGCTACGATTTCATCCGGTGATAAATCATCGTCCTTGATTCCCAGTTCCCAGCGGGAATATAAGTCCAAAGCGTCTATCATCAGATCTTCGTTTTTTGCTGCGAGTAAAATAGCTTTCGCGTCCAGCCCCAAATACGGATTCTCATGCATCGTACATTTGAGACAAATCGACGGATCACTTAATAGCAGTTGGCAATGCCTTTGATCTTGAGTGCGCCTGATTATTTCGTCTTGCACTTGTCGGTCGCCTTGCGCGAGAAACATATCCGAAAAACATGTCTCTCGCGCACAGGTGGCGTTTTTCTGGTAGTGACAATAGCCGCTGAGTCCTTTGGTTAGGAGCCCAGCGGTTATCCGTTTTTTATCGCGACTCTCCGCATGATTCTGTTGATAGCGAACATGCGATCAGAGAATGGAACTTTCTTGACCCATGTGGGCTTGTTCTCTGCGGTGCACGCTGCGCCGTCGATCAGGTATCCTTCGAGGGACTGGAAGATGGATTCATATAATTGCTCCATGACATCCCAGTTCGTGCGCACCAGTCTGCGTGGTCCCTTCTCGATCATCTTCGTTGCGCGCCGGAACTTGAGCCGGTCCTCTTCTGTTATTCTCCGGTGTTTGTGCTCAAGATTGACGGTGATGATTCCGGCCTCGGGAACAAACAGGATGCGCTTGCCCTTGACCGATCCTTCGGAGCTTCCCAGGACAATGCGCAGTTTTCCGCTTCCTTCTTCGGGCGCAAGCAGAATCTTGTCATACCCCTCGACATAGATCCGCGTCTTCTGATCCGAGTTTGCATGCAGCCAGGCCAGCATGTCTTCGCGGCTGATGTCCTCTTCTATTCCCAAAATTCCATGAAAGTGCTTGGTGACAAAATCGCGGCATCCGGCTTCGTCGCCGAGTTCTACTTCTCTTTCATCGGTGTCGTTGGACCGCTCTCGGATCTGTAAATCATCGAGAAACGCCTTCACTTCATGCGAAGGATATTGCGCGTCCATCGCAAAGTTTCCGATGACTTCTTGCCCGTCTTGTTCAAGCCTGATCGGGAAAATAATCTCTTCGGCATTCAGTTCGTAAAACGGTTTTTCATCTACAAAAACAATTGCATTCTTCATGCAATAAATCTCCTATAAGTTGGTTCTGCCGGGTAGAGGATTCCGCTCTTTTGGTTAAGCGCCTATCACGCTCCGGGAGAATGTTGGTTGCGGGGCTGGGTACTGCCCCCAGTCAGAACGGGCATGAGCCGCTCTTTCTCTTAGTTCCCCGCGCAAATTACGGAGTCACGTCACGCGAAATCGTTGACCCCATGGACAAATTGACAGTGCACATTTCCATCTGTCCAACCTGACCGGAAATCAGCGGGAATCCGGAAGCAAAAGCAGTGAACGTATACTTCGGGTTCGATGCACCTTCGGTCGATCCAGCCGGCGCAACGATGACCGTTACCGCCGTGCCTTTCGCGGCCCAAAGAGTCGCATCCACCGAGCCCGCGCCGTAGTTTTTGTAAAACGTCACGGAACAGGTAGGCTTTTCTAATCCAGGAACGAACAAGTGCGACGTATCTCCTGATGCGGTCTTCTCAAGTTCGTCCAAAGAGAAATTGAATTCCACCTTTTGAACCTGCGCTGTGAGGTCCACACTGTTGAACGAGAAATACGGACTCGTCAAAATCGTAGTCGTTGCAGCCATTGTTACCCCCAAATAAAAAAGGGGCTCAATGGCCCCTGGATGGTCTCTGATTGTGATGTTGAATTCTTACTGTTCTATTTCCAAAGCAATGAATACCGTTGCTTTCGGCGTCCCCGTGCCAGCAACCGTGATCGCCGCCCGCCAGTAATCATCCGACGTTGCAACGGCAAGCGATTTGATTTCCGCGCCGACATCGGTAAATTGAGTGCATGTGATTTGTGTGGTCGGCGAGGAGAATCCGACGGCGTTGTCGGACTCGATTACCACGTCAACAGTGGGACTTCCGCTCTTGGTCAGGACATGAAGAACTACCCATGCCTTTTTCCCCGAGACCAATGCGCCCAACTGACGCGCCGTGGTATTCGTAGTGCCGGCTGATAGTTCCGTTGCAGCCAGGAGGATCGTTCCCCTGTGCGGGTAGTCTGATCCGAGTTTCATCCCGAGCGTGAAGGAAGGTAGTTCCCCGACATTCAATGATTTCTGATATTGCAACGTGCGCGAATTCAGAAAATAGGCGATCTCATTGGCAAGTCCAGACTGTTGTGTGATCGTCAGCGGAGCTGCCGCCGCGCCCAGCTTGGCGACGATGGCCTCGTCAACCATGCCGACGCCATAAGCCACAAAGCCTTTCTGCGAAAGTTCCACAGAAGGCAATCCCGGCTTGAATAAATGCGCCGCATCAGGGAATGTGGTTCCTTCTTTTTCGTCGTATTTCAGATTCATTGAAGCGTCGTTTTCATCGCCCGACATAACGACGCCGCCTAAGTAAACCTTGCGGCCTGTTACAATCTGTGCTGTTGCGCTCATAGTTCGGTCCTCTCCTTGATTACCGCAAAGTTCGTTACTACTCGAAATGAATTGCTTTGATCTGTTTGATTTTGTCCGAGATACGCGGGAGGCGAAAGAGCTTCAATCCACAGATATCTGGTATCGTTTACAATCGTGTCAGACGTGCCATCAAGCTCCTGGTAAATGGCTTCTGCCAGCGCACGCGCATCTTCATAGGACGAATTTCTAACCGAGACTTGTACTCTCGGTTGCTCTGCCATAACTCCCGATCCGCCTCGGTAAGTTTTTGCCCCTTGATACTCGATTACCGTAATGCAATTGGTCGGCGTCAGCGGAGAAGAGCCCTTGAAAACAGTATTCGCTTCAATCCCGATGCCTGCGTCTTCAATGAGTCGGGCGATGTCATCAAGTAGCATTATTTGCTCCCGATTGTTTCGGTGGCAATTTCCGTTATGATCTGCGCTATTTGCTCGTCTAGATTTTCGGTGGCTTCCGTCACCGGATCTTCTAGGAACTTCGCTTTCCCTACAATGTGTTTCTTCTCAAGATCCTCGTGGACATACCACGCGTACCCAACATCTTCGCTTCCGGCCTGCCCGCCAAAACCAAGCTGTGCCTCTATTTTAGATCCGGAGAAAGTAACGCTTGTGTGTCCCGAGGCTCTTAAAGCCCCTGTGTCAACCGGCGTCTGCTCTTTCGCCTTCGTCATTGTCTCTTCAACGATCTCCTCAAAGGCCTGCGCGACACGGCCAGTTAAATCGCCGGACATTTCAGAAAGAGCCGCCATCGTCTCTTTCAAGCCGGTAGTCGAGATTTGCCATGTTTCAGTTACAGACATTAGAAATACACCGTCGTAATGTATGAGCAACCATCGGAGTCAAGAATTCCCGAGTCTACAGATTGAATCTTTGGAACTGTGCCGTCAGGAAAAGTAATCTGATCGCACACGGATATTACGTAGCTCTGAGGAATGATGATCTGCAACGCAGATATCTTCTCCGTACCGTCAGACGCGACAATCTTTTTCTCTTTCCGCTGAATCGCGCATAAAATACTCGTACCGGTTGACCATGTTTTCACCTTGCCATAGCCGTCAACCGAGAGAGGTGTTTTATGAGTCACGGTTGACAGCAATCCGATGACAATGTTCTTTGCCGTGCCGACCAGGGTATGAATAAGCGTCGAATCAAGCATATAGATCCTCACTGAGCCGAGATAATCCAAACGTCTGGCGGTCCTTTGGGAATATAGACATCCTTCCCGCTCACATCGTGTATTTTCCAATGGGCGGTAACGGGACTATCTGCGGCTAACAGGTCTGTTGAATCGGGATCGTAATAGACGATCGCGGCGTCCAAGTCGTACCATCCGGTGTCGCCCGTGGTAGCAATCTCGGTTCCTGCGGAGTTCTTCAGGACAAGCGTTACCGTTGTCCCCTCAATCTCAACGCGAGGAATCGCCGCATATGTCCATTTACCATCTGAACCAAGAGTTCCTTTTTGTAATTGAAACAAAAGTCTCTGAGTCCACGCCTGTACTAATCTTTCAACGGACATTAAATCCTCCGCGCTTTGTATTCGATAAGTCCAGCCGTGCGATATTCAGTCATCCCAACAATGCGATAGGTAGCATTTAAACTCACAGACACAGATTTTAAAATTTCTCCAAGAATTCCGCCGATACCAGACGATGCGCTGAAGGCAGCAGATGCTTGTAGTGTCAATGAACCAAGCATGACTAGCGACGCTGAATACGCTTCTTGGACCGACACGCCCAGAGAAATAAGCGCTTCCATTGCATCGTTCGCTACGCCAAGCAAATTGGCCTGAACACCAAGAACAATCGAATTCCGCAAGTTGCCCTGAGAATACGGAGTAATAGTTGCGCCCGCTTCCAAGAACGTCGTTGTCGTGATGTATTGCTGTACTGCGTTGCTGATTGCTGCGCTTACCGCAAGGCTCAATGTCTCCGTGTATTCTCTGCCGTTTAACTCATCAATCGCGGTTATCGCCGCTTGAGCAGATAGCGCAAGGGAAATCGTTGCCAGCAACTGAGCACTAGGAGTTATCGAAGAACTTGCAGAGAATGTCAGAGCGTTCGCCATGCTCTGATTTGCGCTTGAGTCTATTCCCGCGCTTACCGCCATGCTCAAAATTTCAACAAGCTGTCCGACCACCTCATCATATTGCGTCTGTCCAACAGATGCTGCGAGAGACAACAGCGCATTTATCGATGCATTATTGCTTAATGCTATCGACGTGTCTGCGGAAAGCCCAAGGCTCGCAACGAGAGAAGCAATAGAGCTAGAAGTGATTGACGCTCCCGCGCTGAATCCGGCTTGCCCGAGTAAGTTTCCCAAAGACGATGATGCGACTCCAGCACTTGACGTTAGGCTTATATGACCGATCAATTCAGCGATAGATGCTGGCGTCATCCCTGCTTGTGATGCAAGCGCTAATGTGCTTATAAGCGATAGGATCCCAGATTGCGTTTGATCTGCATTTGCGGTTAAGGTTACCGTTCTCGGAAAAGTTCCATTTCCTCCGTCACTCTGCGCCGCATCGCATATCAAAAATAGCGATGGAAACATCGCAAGATTTCCGGCATTTGATATTGCCGACGCAACAGCAAGAGATAGGGTTTCCGAATAAGCCGTTCCTCCCCCGCCACTCGCGACAAAGTAGACCTTCCGAGGCTCCACGAGAAAGCGGGGATTGCCTGCGATGCCGTAGGGATTTGCGTAATCCGCCAAAACATCGGCGGCGGACCAGGCCTGATTCCAAATCTGGAAATCAGCCATGCGCCCGTACAGCATATAGCCGCCGGGCTCCCTGCCGCCGATATACGATGTGGTCCGCGATAACCAATTGTCTCCAGAGCCGACATAAGTTTTGTCGACGCCGTTGACGTAGATCTTCAGGTCGCTCGCGGTCTGCACCATGACGATGCGAGACCACACATTGAGCAGTGCCGCACTGCTCTCCAGACCAATATTGTATGTGCCTGAGATAACCGTTGATCCCGGCCACGAGCCAAGACATATCCAATTGCTTCCGGATGTGCAGATCCCAAAATGGATGTTTCCCGCCGACTGATTCGTTTCCATCACCCAATAGGCGACGGTCAATGGGACGTCGGGAGGATTGGCAATCGCAATCGGATCGTATGCGCCCCTGGAAAACGCCAGATGACCGCCGCGCACATCCTGCCCCCAAGTCAACGAGCTCAGGGGGTCGAACGTCGTACATACATTGTTGACGCAGTTCCGTATCCGCGCGCCAGCGCCCTCATTCAGCATCCACCATGCCACAGGCCGCTGATTCAGCGGGTGCGATGGATTAAGGCGCAGCCTTCCGTTGTAGGGAGGCTTTCCTAAAATGGGGTTGCGTCGCGACTTGGGCATTTAAGCGGTCACCACGTTATCGTTGTATGGATACATGTCCAGCGTGTTCTCGTTGTCGGTATTTGTGAGTCCGTGATTCGGACCCGACATCAGGAGACAAGTGAATTTGCCATTGGGCAAAACGACACGCTGCAACACGATGCGCTGTTGCGTACTCACCGCGCGGACAGGAAAAATAAGATCGGGCGCACGTGCGGGTTGCGTCCCTGCCGCTCCGTCCTCCAAATTGGTCCCGTCGTTTTTCATCAAGAACCAAATGGACACGCAATCTCCGGCGTGAAACGCATCCGCGCCGCGACAATACAGTTCGAAATCTCCATATTGATCGCCTGCGGAATTGTCATATTCCGTGCCGGCCACGAGCGTGGAGGCCGCAAGATTTTTCAGCTGCGCCGAGGTCATCAGATGAACCACCGATCCGCGCGCGGACCATTTGACCGGATTGTTCGTCATGCAGCCCCTCCATCAGTCCATGAAGTTCCGTCCCAAGACGAGCCGAAGTACCTGAACGGATTCCAGCTTTGCCCGTTCACCTCGGTCTGAAATGTGGACTGCGCGGAAATTAGTAAGGATTTGATTTGCGCGATAGTGCGGCCACCAACGATATCCGAACATACCTTTTCGACGATCTGACCGGCCTTAAGT